ATGCATAAAGAAAAAAGAGCCTTTAAAAAAAATGCTACTATCAAGATTGAGCCCTATCTTGCAGAGTACATTATCGGGAAATACGGTATGGATAAAAAAAGTGGAACGGTAAAAATACCACACACTTCTGACCTCTACCACTGTATTTGGGAGAACATGTCAAGACAGCGTGCCAACCAACCTGATAATACTGACGGCAATCTTCGCATTTCCCTCCCATGTCGGAAAGGTGGAGACGGTATTGCCTGGAAAGACCCTGCATATTATAATTATCTGTCTCCTGCTGCTGCAAAGGAAATAGAGAAACAGATTCGAAGAATGTTCAATTTTGAACTACACAGCGTTTTGCTGGAGAACGAAGAGTTTGGAAGGGAACGTAATAACAGTGAAGTTATCTTTGAGTTCATTCGTAGATATCGTTTATTTTCAATTTCTTCCGATGCATTATTAAAGAACTTTTATCGCTTCCGTAACCTCTTGCACCCGAAAAAGAAGAGGAAATATAAAAAAAGAATATCCGTTTAATATCATTTAACACATATCGAATAGCCGTTTTTGTCAATTAAAAAAGCAAATTATGATAGAATTTTCAAATCTTATAGAAGTCAGCCCTATTGATTCAGGAGTAGGCAGTCAATCAAGAGTATATGAATTCATAGCAGATACTTTCTCTTATATCCCCCAACTCTCTGAGAACGAGAGTGGAAATTATTGGAATTGCGACAAGACACTCGTAATAGAAGTACCTAACAGAAATGCTCAACGCTTCTTCTCTATCGAGAGAAATGCTATTGTGAAGATAAAAACTTCCAATAGTAAAATTTACGAGATAGGCACATTGGATATTCCTGCACGAGTTCAAATCTCATCGAATCTGAACTCTGCCAACCTCGTTATCAAGTGCAAAATGCTTGCAGACCCTTTTTTATAGGTCTTTTGCATACACCTTATTATATAGTAAATTCGCATCAAAAATAGATTTTGATGAACGAATTACAGAACCTTTTAATTTCAGGGTATCCACTGTTTATCACCATTGATGGGTATCGTCAAGCCATGCTTGCTGCCTTTCCTCTCAATGGTAAGATAGATGAAAATTCGAACCCGAAGGGAGCTTACGGTTTCACGCCTACCGAAATAGCTGCTTATCTGAAAGACCACACATGGTATCAATTCGAGACTCATACAGCCCTTCAGGAGCTGCAGAAGATGCTGACACAGGAAAATGACATTCCTGGAGTAACACTTACAGACGAGTTCGACAATGAAGAACTTCCTGAAGGCAGTATTGCTTACCATCGTGTTTGGGGTACTGTCATGGCTAACAGTTATTGGTTTTTCTCTTCCAAGCAACTTGAAGCTGACCTTCAGGCAGCGGAAGCCAATCCACAGATCACCTGCCATTTCCTGCATATCAATTCTCCAGGTGGAGAGGCGTGGTATCTTGATCGACTGAGCGAAACACTGCGTAGCTGCGAGAAACCCATTCTCACATATTACGAGCAGACGTGTTGTTCTGCAGGATACTACATCGGCTGTCATGGACAACGTGTCTATGCCCGTACTGTAAATGATTACGTGGGCTGTATTGGTACCATGTGTAGCTTTTACAATTTCGAGGGATATTACGAGAAACTTGGTATCAAGCACATAAAAGCGAAAGCGACCAACGCTGACTTGAAGAATAAGACCTTCGAAGATTTGTATAACGGCAAAGATGAGAAATACGTCAATGACGTACTCAATCCTATGAATGAACAATTTCTTTCTGCAGTACGTTCTCAGCGGAGTAAGCTCACAGACCTCCCTGATGACGCGCCAGTATTGCGTGGAGAAACATTCTTTACTCCGCAGGCTATGGAAATCGGTCTTACTGATGGTAGCAGAACTATGGGTGAAGCCATTTCAGAAGCTGTTGCTATGGCAAACGAGTATACAGATACAAAAAAAATGAAGACTGCCATATACAATATATAATGTTTAATTTTTTATCTTAGTTTTTATGAACTTCAAAGAAAAACTTATGCAAGTTCTCAAAATTCTGAATCTTAATCAGAAGTTCGAGAGCAAAACCCTCTCCAACGAGGAGTTCAATTCGTTGGTAACTGAATACCAAAAGAAGTATCAGACAGAATTGAGCGAAGATCTTGCAGCAGAACAAGCTGCCAAGAAAACGGCAGAACAGACTGCCGAGTTTCAAAAGACGCTCAATGCCATTCACGAAGCACTTGCTCCATCTGCTCCTGCAGCTACTGTAGATAACGAAGATGGCAAGCAACCAGCTCAGCAAGCCAATGCTTCGGTTGAAAGCATCATCGCAGGCATTAACGGACTCCGTGCCGATGTTAAGGCACTGGGGGAAAAAGCTGCACCAGATGTTCCTGAGCAGACTGTAAATTCTGCTCCAGTTAGTATCAATGGTTTCGGTAACACTCCAACGTATTTGTTTGGAATAGAGCACTCGATGTTCTCTATGGATAGTCGTTGGAATAAGATAGCTGCAAATCCTCGTGCTGCTGCAGCTTTGCCCGAAGTAGACGAACAAGTGGACGGTGTTGCCTTCCATAAGGCAGCTTGCCAATATGCCAAGTCGCTCAAGCAGCGTTACCAGTATCTTCAGGAAAACAAGATGCTTGATGCAGCTGCACTTGCAAAGGGTACTTATGCTACGAACTACGATGGAGTAGACAACGCAGGTCTTGGAGAGCAGTTCGTTATCTTGCGTCAAGATGCGCTCATTGCTCGTGTTCTACAGGTGCGCGACCTTACCCAGTTCTTCCCAGTAGCTTATGGTTATCAGGACCGTGGACTCGTTTTCAATGCTTTCTTCGATGAGGTTTCTCAGGCTTACCAGTCTGGTGAGGTCTTCAAGGGTGGCATGAAGATTGAAAACCACATGGGTTATGTTGACGATGCCATGATAAAAATGGAATGGGGACCAATGAAGGAACTCGAGCGCAAGTATATCGGCTATCTCAACAAGGAAGGTTCAGATCCTATTAAGTGGACAATGATTGAGTATCAATTACTCAACACCCTCACTACTGCACAGGTAGAACAGAACAAACGTCGTATGCGTGGTATCTATGTTAAGCCAGAGCAGGGCGTAGCTGGCAGCTACAACAATGCTGGTACTGGTGTTATCTATACGCTTCTGCGTTATGTGCATCAGTATGACATCAAACCACATGCAAGCGATGAGTATCGTTCATATGCGCAGGCTACAATGCTTGCTGCAGTACAGGAATTCATTGCAGACGTACGCGCATCTATCACGGAAGATATGGATCTCGACCAGCATTGCATCTATCTGAACAAGAATCACCAAGCTTGGTGGATTAAGAACGTACGTGCCACTTATGGCAAGGATACCGACTTCTCTGGTCCGATGGGAGCTCTCAATATCGTTCCTGACACTACCGTTCGTATTATTTGGTTGCCATACCTCGGTCAGCTTCCATTCATGATGCTGCATCAACCAGGCAACATTCAGTTCCTTGAGTTTGTTCCTGGCGAGATGCTCTCAATGAAGATGCAGGAGCAGATGGAGCAAGTTCGCGCATGGAGCACTTGGAAAGAAGGTTGTTCAGCATCGTTCACTGGTCGTCGCTTCGACACCAAGAAAGCCATGGACGACAACAACTACGAGTGGCAGCAGATTTTCATCAACCTGTTTGCAGCAACCATCGTCGACAAGTTGGATGCCAACAAGGGTTTCTGGTTGACTACTGGAAGCGCAACAACACAGGAAACTTACACCGACATCGAAAATGCAAAGGCTGGAGTAGCTTACTGCATTGAGTGTGGCGATAAGACCCATCTTCCAAAGATTGCCAAGAGTGGTAAGTTTGCTAATCTCACTGCAGCATTTAATGCTTCAGAAGTAGGCGACTACATCATGGTGATTCTTGGTAACGATGGTAACTTCCGCGAGTTGGAACGCTGCGTAGGTGGTAAACGCACCATCAACAAGGCACTCCAGCCTAACGTTCCTGGAGGTCGCTAATTCGAAATCCATTTTTAATAGTATATAGATGTTGTTTCACCGCGGGGAGTCGCTCGTCGGCTTCCCGCAAAATTTAAGAAAGAAATGATAAGAACAAAAATTCAGAAAAAATGCCGTGCATACAACCCTAACAAGGGGTTCAATTACGCCGACCGTCAAGCTCGCAGAATGTTCATGGTAACATTTGCAGTGTTTGGTTTCGCAATGCTCCTTGCAGCATTACTCGATTACTCTTTACTCGGGGCTACCGGCTCTTTGGTTTCGTTTGCCTCTATGGCAGTTGTAGGACATATAGATGACGTGTCTGATCGTGACACGCATGGTTCTGCCATTTCCTACATCGTTTACCTTGTGGCACTTGACCAAATAGACCGCACAAAGCCATTCCCACAGCCCAATAGACAACGCGAGGTTGCACCTATACCTTTAAAACCAGGCGAAATACCTCATTACTTTGAGGCGCATGATATACCATCCTTTACAGGAACTACAGAAAAGGGAGATATTACGACTTCTGGTGAAAATAGTTTCGTTCTCATCATGGGTGGTGCCCGTGTGAACTTGTATAATTTTATAGAAGAGTACAGTGGTGGAAAGTTCATTATTTTCTACAAGCACGTTAAGTCTTCCGACTGGTATATCCTTGGTGAACTCGAGCGTCCTATTATCCTTGCCAATACTGAGGTCAAAGATGATAAGGATGGTCGTTATGGAACATTCACCTTTAAGCGTAATTCTGTAGACCTACCACTCCTCTATACTGGTAATCCTGCCGTAGTGGATGCTGGAGAAGTGACTGCTGGAGCTACAAGCATTACCATTAAGGCAAATGCCAATACCTACAAAATCGCCAATGGTACAACAGGCGCAGCAGCCATTGCAAGCGTATCGGGTCTTACCAAGGCGGACAAGGGACGATACATTACCCTTATCGGTGCTGGTACCGATAAGCCTGCCACTATTGCCGACGGCTCAACCTTCGTTCTCGAAGACGGTGCCACATGGACGGCAAAGGAAGGTGCATCTATTACGCTCCGTGTTCTTGATACAACGACACTTGTCGAAGTATCTCGCACAGGAGCATAACACGCTACAGAGAGCAGAAGGACGGCGTTCTGTTTTTCTGCTCTCTTCACTTAAAATAAGAAACCATGTATAGTACAAGAGAAAAGCTTATTATATTCAACCAGCTTGTTAATCCGCAGGCTGTAGAAGCCGACCTCGCATTGCTGCATGAGAAGAATCCACAAAGCACCGACTTTGTACGATTCGACCATGCACCCGAGAAGAATTCAGAAGATATTCTGTTTGCATTGCTCGATGTTTGTGAACACGACGAAATCGTGCGAAATCGTCGCGAATTCTTTGCTACAGAAAATAAAGACACTGACAGCAATTCAGGAGGTGAAGGTAACGGTACGCCATTAGAGGGCACTGGTACTGAGAACCCAATAGATGGTGAAGGTAACGGTACGCCATCAGAGGATACTGGTGCAGAAACCGATAATGTGGATAACTCTGTGGATAACTCTTCCGAAGAAGGAAAAGGCAATCAACCAAAGAAGCCTGCTACTCCAAAAAAAAAGAAGAAGAGTACCCGAAAATAGACTGGGAAAACCTTGCTGATGCGGACGTGCAGATGGCAACAGTTCTCTATAACGACCGCATCAACACTTATCGCAAGATGAAGCAGCTCGACGAACTGCTGGAGAAAGAGCGTAATGCGCAGGCAGTAGCTGATATGGCAGAATTGCGCATACGTAATCTTCAGGCATTCGCCGAGCTGCAATCGTTCAACGACACGGGCAAGTTTCTCTGCAAGCACCCATTGCTCTTCGGACGCTCAGAGATAGCAGAACTCATGAAACTACTCAAAGCCGACCCTGCCGAGTTCCTGCGCCAGCACAAGAACGTGCTCGACAATATCAAGCGTTACCGCTCCTACATAAAACGCACCGACCGCAAGAACCGCCGTGCTGATGACCGCAAGAACCTCGAACGGCATCTGGAGCGTGAAAAACTATTCAAGATGGTTCTTGAACAACAAAATAAATAGTAACAATGGAAAATAGTATAAAAGTTTTTAATTTGGGCAATCTTCCTACTGCCCCGCTGGACTCTTTTATCGAACTTCAAGAAGACTTTAAAAAGCCAGACGAAGACAAATTATCGAAGTTGCAGATGCTTATCATCACACGTGGCTTCAAGTATTCATTCAAAGTATGGAAAGACCCCGACGGCAAGTTGTGGATCATTGATGCCCATCAGCGTCGGAAGGCTCTGCTCAGGCTTCGTTCCTATGGCTTCCGCATTCCTGAAATTCCATACGAGGAAATTCAGGCTTCCAACAAGCGTGAGGCTGTGGAAGAGATAGCTGCCTATAACTCCGAATTTGCCGAAAAGAATCCGGATACGCTGCTTTTCACAAAATACAATATCAATGGAGATGAACTTGCTAAGTTTAACCTCGGATACGAGGTAAAGCAGACAGACTTCTCTATAGGAGGGGAAAAGCTATTCTCTTCCGATGCTGAAATTGCGGATATACAGGAGGATACTGTTGATATTGCTCCGCAAGATGACGAAGGAGAGTTATTTGCCCGTCCTGGAGATATATTCCGATTGGGACACAACAGGTTGATGTGCGGAGATTGCCGTGCAAAGAAAGATGTCATCGCCCTGATGAATGGAAGAATGGCTGACATGATACTTACCGACCCTCCATACAATGTTAATTATGAAGGTGGAGGAGAAAGTAAACTCACCATTCAGAATGACTCAATGGAAAATGATTTGTTCCTTCGCTTTTTGCAATCAGTCTTCAATGTGATGTTTTCCATTGTAAAGCCCGGTGGTTCTTTCTATGTTTTCCATGCTGACTCTGAAGGCGAGAATTTCCGTCGCGCCATACGAGAAGCAGGTTTCAAAATCGCCCAGTGCTGTATTTGGGTGAAGGATACATTCGTCATGGGGCGTCAGGATTACCAGTGGAAGCATGAGCCCTGCTTGTATGGCTGGAAAATAGGTACTGCCCATTTTTGGAACGCTGACAGGAAGCAGACAACGGTATGGAATTTCGACAAGCCAAAAGCCAACAGGCTGCACCCTACCATGAAACCTATAGCCCTCATGGCATATCCGATAACAAATAGTACAAAGAACGGTGATGTCGTTGTAGACTTGTTCTCTGGTTCAGGTTCTACCATTATGGCTTGCCAGCAAACGGATCGTATAGGCTATGGCATGGAGATAGACCCGAAATACGTTGCTGCAACTGTACGCAGATTCATGGCAATGTTTCCACAGCAGCCAGTACTGTTGGAAAGAGACGGGGCTGTTCTTTCTGAAGATGAAACCAAAAAGATTATTCTATGTCAGAATTAATCAAAAAAGAAGTACTGTCAGATGAGTATATAAATCAAGTAAGAACGTTCGGAGCGTTAAGTTATACGCCCGAACGTATCTGCAGGTTGCTCGGTCTGAAAGGAACCAAGCGCACGACCTTGTTGTATCGCATAAACACGCCTGGCGATGTTTATTGCGAAGCCTATCATCAAGGACGTGCGCTTGGTGAATATAATATTGACGCAGAACTCGCCAAAAAGGCGGAGAAAGGAGAGATTGATGCTATAACTCTGCTGGAAGAACGTAAGAACGAACGTGAAGAGAAAGATCTGCGCATGAATTTATTTGGTATATGAAAAGTCAAATCGAGAAATTAGATTCCATTCACCCAGACCTTATATCCGCATTCTTGACAGGTGGAGAATGTGAGGGTATTCCGCAAGACGTGAGATTATTTCTGCAGCAATTGCAATGGTCTGCGGAGATTTTCGAATATGAACGTAACATTACAAGGGCAGCTCAAAAACTAAAGCTACGTATCAATGCCGAGCAGCGTATCAAAATAGAAGAGCGCACTTGTATGGAGAGGATTTATCAGGCAATCAACTATTTTCAGGTTGATTGCAATGTTCCTATCAAAGTTTGGGAAAGCAATTTTGCCAACAAATATGAAGACCTTGCCAAACTGTGTGGTTCTACTGGCGATTACAAAGGTATGAAAAACTGCTACGATGCTGCATTGGAATGCCGTCGCAGAGCTTCTGAAATTGCTGAAGCAGACAGGGATTTGGGAGTTCAATTCTTGATAACACCTGAATTGACACCCGAGGAACTCGGTTTCTCAAAGAAGAATCTGAAGGAAATTGCAGCCAAGCATAATGAAGGTTTCTATGTTGCGCTTATCGACTCGTTGCCCATAGAAACAAAAGAAAAGAAACGCCTGCTGCGAGATGCCGATATTCAAGATGCAGAAATAATGGAGGAAATTCCGAATGACTGAAAAAGACATAAACGAAAACAGCGTGCTCAGCTTCGAGCACTACTACATGAACCGTGTGCAGTTACTTGCAAACATCATAGACCCCAATATGCTTTATGCTGAATGGGCGCGTGCCACGGGTAAGACCGAAGGTGTCATAGTTCCACGGCTTATTCGTGTGACAAACGATATGCCGGGCGAACTATCATTCCTTGTTCACAAAACATACGTGGCACTGATGACCAACGTATGGCCAAACATTCAGGCATCGTTCTCTCGTCCTGTCATCGTGAATGGTAAGCAGCGAGCAATGCTTGAATATGGCATTGATTATGTTGTGGGAGAAGCAAAACTTCCTTCACACTTTCGTCAGCCACGTTATCCGATAGCCTATGCAAAGCACTCGGTCATCTTTCGTAACGGAGCACACCTGCAGCTGGTGTCTTCCGACCAGCCCGAGAGTGTTGCCGGTCGAAATGCCGTACACGCATTTGTCGAAGAAATGAAACACAACAGCGGAGAGAAACTAAAATCGCGACTCTTTCCTTCACTTCGTGGTGGTTCTGCCGAAATTCGCAAGTCAGCCTACTATGAAGGTGTTACCGGTGTGAGTGATACCGCACGTGTAGACCTTGGTGAAGATGATTGGTTCGAGGACTACGAAAACAAGATGGACACAAGGCTCATCGAGGAAATAGCTTCTGTGTCGCTTGCCATCAACCAAACACTGTACAAGCAGTTCATGCTCCAGCAAGAATTACGCAATACCAAGAATCCAGTAACAATAGAGAAGATACGTTTGGAAGACCAGAAGCTAAAAGCCTTTATCGCCAGATGGAAACCACGTATTGCCGATATGCGACGCAATGCCATCTATTATATACGAGCATCTTCGTTCTGTAACAAGGATATACTCGGACCGAAGTTCTTCAAGACGCAGCTCGATACCCTCGATATGGACGAGTTCCTCACCGCTATCTGTGCCATTCGACACAAGGAGGTAACCAACAAGTTCTTTACAAGCTACGACCACGAGCGACACCAATTCAAAGATAGTTACATCTACGACCAAATATTGAAGCAGAACCTAAAAGACCACTTCACGCTCACTGCGCGCTATCTTCGTCACTACGATAAACGCGAACCTCTGTATATAGGTTATGACCCTGGCAACTTTCAATCGCTTATCGTCGGACAGAAAAAGGAGTACGGCAGTCGCTTCGATATTATTAAGGAATTTTGGGCATATATACCCGACGACCAGCAGAACCTTGCACAACAGGTGTATTCGTTCTTTGGCAACGACGCAGTGAACAAGGTTATACACCTCTACCCCGACCGTGCAGGAAACAAAACAAGGGAAGAATTGGAGCAAATAACGACCGACTCACTAACAATGAAGGCAGCTTTGGAGAGTTACGGTTTTTCTGTTTTTCTTTACAACGATGGCGCACCTACTATTTACCACTGGCAGCAGTTCCGCTTGTGTCAGTTGCTCTTTGCCGAGAAACTTCCCTTACTTCCCAAGGTTCGTATCGACGAAAACGAATGTCAGAACCTTTGCAGTGCAATTCTTATCAGTCCGCTGAAGAAAACGAACGGCAAAATCGAGCTTGATAAATCAAGTGAGAAGAAAACAGAATTAAAACGTCGTCCAGGACTGACAACACAGCTTCCAAGTGCAATGATTTACCTTTTATATGGTCTTTATTCAGACCTTATTAAAAAGGAATTGAGCAGTTATCCGGACGATTTACCCGAAAATATAGCGATATAAGCCCCTATAAAGTCCAAAAATGAATATAAAAAATGTCCAAAACAAGGCAATAACGAGGGGTATTTACATAAGTAAAAATGTTACTTTACTGAAAATCAATATATTATATTTTAAAAATGAAAAATCAAAATGACCAAACGACGCAATTCAGGACGCACCGCTGATTTTTGATAATGCGGTGCAGACCTCGAAAAGGCTGGAAATATGACAGGAGGGGAGTCTGTCGTCCTTTGTTCCTGTACAAAATATAAGTAATTTCGCAAATAATGGAGAAACCTATCGAAATAGACGGCATCAATGCAATGCAGTGGGCAAGGGAGATAAGTAAGCTACCTGAAGGGGACTTCACGCTCTGCTTCTTTCCTTATTCGAGGTCGCAGGGTATGGCTGGAGATACTTTGACGGTGAAGAAGCACTGCAAGTATAGAACACAGCTGCCACAGGATAGATTTTCGGTTGATGCAGAGAATTATTTTCTTTTCGAGGACGAAGACGGCAATCCTAAGATGTGTTATCGTATTCTTATTAGATACATGGGTTTTCCTAACGATGGATATAAACTTCACAAGATAAATTGGTTATGAACGATAGAATAGAGTTATACGGCAATGCTGGTAATTATATTGCAGATGGCAATGTGCTTTCCTTTCAGATTGGAGAGGGGCAACAGCTATTCAACACTGCTGGTATGCTTATACCACAGGGAAATAATTTATACCTTCACGAACACCAGTGGCTTAGTGTTAATGGTTATCAGGTGTGTATGCGTGGTGTGAAAAACAATCTCTGCGATGAAGTAACGACAGAGATTAAGCAGAACCGCCTGCTGCCTCGCTTATATAGTAAGGAGATTAAGATGCTGTATGGTAATGGACCATGTGCCTATATGCAGACAGTGGAAGATGGCAAGATGAAGCGTGAGTACACTGCACTGCCTGAATGGGACGAATGGCTGAACACTTGGCAGGAGCGTGGTATGGAGACTACTGCGCAGGAGTTTGCCAAGACCAATATCAAGAACTTCTATTACTTTGGAGACTTCTTCTGCAAGTTCCGCTTTGCACGTGGCAAACGGTTAGGTATGATGCCTGTTGCTGGTATGGAATCGGTAGAGAACAAGCACTGCCGTCTTGCTACCACTCGTCAGGATATTGCCTACGAACAGATTAGTTACAGCGACTTCCGCCATATAGCTGTGGGGCGTTGGTCTTACGGGCTGGGTAACTATAAGATTTATCCGAAGTTCGCATTGTCAGAAGTGGACAATTATCTTTATGCAGCCGTATCGCACCATCGTGAGAAATCAGTAGATGAGTTCTATGGTGTGAATGAAACACACCAGGGCGCACGCCCCTATATATTGGGTAGCAACAGTACGGCTACTTATATCAATTCGTTCTTGCGCAACTCGTTGGCTGCCAAGATACACATCGTTATACCTAACGCATGGGTGGTTAGCAAGCGTTCGCAGCTTACGAAACTTTGTGAAGAGAACAAGTTGCGCAAATCGAAGGATAAGGACCTGGTAAAATACAATGGTATAGAAATTGGCACGGAGTATCGAGAATCGTTGCTGGTGGAATACATGCGATTGGAGCTGCGCAAGATTGGCGACTATCTGAGTGGTGCCGAGAACCAAGGCAAGGCTTATTCTTCCATATCGTTTATGGACGCTTCTGGACACGAGCAGCAGTGGAAGATTGAAACGATAGACCTTAAATATAAGGAATATATTGATTCGCTTATTGCTTACGATAAGCGCACAGAGGAAGCGTTGTTGTCTTCAGTAGGGCTTGATGCTTCTATCTCTGCAGTAAGCAAGGACGGCGTTATAAGCAAGTCGGGTTCTGATTCTTACTACAACTATCTCATTTATATAATGTCGCTCACACCCGAAGATGAAATCTGTGCAGAGCCATTCAACATCGCTTTAAAGCTGAATTTCCCTAACCTCTATAAACAAGGTTATCGCATTGGCTTCTATCGCGAAGTGCCCCAGCGACAGGAAGACATATCACCTAAAGATAGATTAAACAACCAACAAGCATGAAAATACTTCAAACCCTATTCGGCAATCTCGCCACTTTCAGCTCTTATGCACCAGGCGTAGAAACAAATATCGACTTGCAGGATTTGCAGCCTTCAGGCAATTCGGCTCGCAAGCGTGTGGAAACCATTCTGACTACTTCAGTGTTCAAGGCTATTCTCAACTTGCAGGAGGACACAGAACTTAAAGAGGCTTTGCGAACAGCTATCGCCAACTTTACGATGGCGCAGCAGCTGGTGTTCGATAGCATTGCCAGACGCAAGAACGATGTTGATGTTTACAAGTACGAAATAGAAGCAATGCGACGTTCGTATATGGAAAATTACTACAATGCTATTGACACGATAGTAGCATTACTCTCTACCGATACCGAAGGCGAACCTGCACGGCTATGGAAGGATACGCCTTACAACAACACTTTGCAGAAGTGCAGGATACGTTCGGCAGAAGTGTTCGACACTATTTTCCCAATAGACCTGTCGTATTTCTTCTTCTTCAGACTTGTTCCTCTGCAGAAGGAAACTTTAGACGAACAGCTGGCTGTTTATTTCGATAAAATAACCGAAGAGAACGCCTCGCGTATAGAGCAGCCCTTATATCTTGCTCTTGCAAAGAAGACTATCGCCAAGTCGTTGCGTCGTTTCGATATACTGGAGTTCCCTCCTACCATACGCAACCTCTTCGACGAAAGCCATGCTTCGCGTTCAGGCAAAGACGAACTCGTCGCAGCACTATCGTTAGCCGACCGACTCGACCGAGAGGCAGAGCAGCTCCTGCTTAATGTAGACACGCTGCTCTCTACCGACACCACTGCCGACGTCAGTTCTTATTCGGCATACAACAACCCCGACGATAAAATAATAATGCTGCCATGAGAGATATAGAACTCGTATACAAAGGCGAAATACACCGCATACCCAACAGTTGGGAAGGCATGACCGAACAGCAGTTCGTTAGTCTGGTTACCGACTTACTGGCAATGGCAGCAGGAAAGCTGTCGGCAGGCGAAGTGCGCATCAACCATCTGTGCAGAATAATGAAATGGCAGAAGCGACGTTTTCGCACCGAAGAACAAGTGGCAAACCTTATAGCTATATCCGAACAGCTCACCTTCCTATTCCTTATCCAGTATCCCGATAACAACGAGGTGCTGGAGAATGTGAGCAAGGAAACTTACGAGCTTTGCCGTCGGGTAGACCCATTCCGACTGAACATTCCCATTGCTCGTGTGCTGCGACGTTTAGAGTATCAATACGTTGTAGACCTCTGTTTCTGCGCCCAGCTTATACCCACCGTAAGCATAAACAACCGCACCTACCACGCCTACAAAATACAAAAAGACTATGGCACACTTACATGCTCGCTCACAGCACTACAATACATCGAAGCACGCTCGCTAATAGAACAAGGCGAAAAGTCGTTACCACTAATAGCAGCCATACTCTACTACCCCGAAAAGGAGTACAGCTCCGAACACGCACACGCACTGGCAAAAGAATTCGAAGTATTACCACTCGAGATGCTCACCGCCATATCGTTCAACTTCCAAGCCTTCAATAGCTACCTGTTCAGCAAAACAGCATTTTCGCTGCTCACAAAATTCAAGCTCAAGCCCGAACACCCCATCACCACCGACGCATCAGACGCACTCTACGACCTATCGAAAGACGGACTTGGCGATTCACGACAGATAGAACAAATGAACCTACTAACATACCTGAAGGTGCTGCGCAAGAAAACCATTGATGCCGTACGCGATATGAAAGGCTTCGGCTGGGATAAAGTAAAAATAAGCAACGAGGTAGGGCTACCCGTCAGCATAATAAACGAAATAGTAGACAGCTAAGCCCCACCCCTATATCTATGGATCTACACTCGTATATCCATAGATCTACGCCCGTACATCCATAGATATAAAAACATCAAACCCCTAAAGCAAACCAACAATGATAAAAGAACAATTCCTATACTTCGCACAATACCCATCGCGAAACGGCATACTCGCCATGTTCACCAACGGCACAAGCCACTTCGAAAGCTACAACACACTCGTGGCAGAACTAAGCCAACTTCCCCAAACGTCGCGCGTACCCGAAATAGACAACTACGTATACGGACAATCGTTCGAAGAGCTACAAGCACGCATCGACAAATGCATAGGGTCGTTCCTCTTCGTAGACTATGGCGAAATGTCAATGACAGCCAACAACCACAACACCTACGAACTAACCCAACGCTTAGCCGTAACCGTAGCCTTCAAAATGCCCAACCGAAGCGACGCAGCCGAACACATGCTCGCCTCCGACAAAACACTATCCTTACTATCAAAAGTACACGCAGCCATGCTCGCCGATGCCGACAAAGGAAACATAGAATGGCTATCGCGAGGCGAACTCGCCCGAGCCGAATACGTACCCTTCGTAGCCACAGAACTACACTCTGTTGGCTGGACACTAATGCTATCGTGCATAGCCCCCGACACCCTACAAATACACCAAAAATACAAGTCCTTTGCAAAAAACACCGAATAAAGTAATTTTGCATACAGAAATCAAAACGCTCACATAATGAAAAGAATACCAATGATATCAATCGTCTCCCTGCCCCTGTCCATCGTGGCAGACATCTCCCGGTACTTCTATCAAGACTGGGATTTTGCAAAATGGATAGCAATAGCCGTAACCCTCGACACCATACTCGGAGTATGGAAACACCTGATGCACAAAGACGCATCAAGCGGAAACTTCTTCTCCAAGTTCGGCAAAAAAATAGGCATATACATCTGCCTACTAATACTATCCAACGTGTTAGCAAACACCACCGTGCAAGGATCAGTAGTAGGAGCAACACAATGGATAAGCACCTACCTCTGCGTATTCATGCTCGTAAGAGAATGCTTCTCATGCATCGAAAACATGCAAGCAATATACCCCATACTGCCAACATCGTTCATTAAACGATTGAAAGACTTCAACGACAACGGCGAATACGTAAAAAAATAAAAAAAACTATGATACAAAAAATACCACTCACCTATATCCTCATAGGCATAATAGTAGCACTCTTAGGCAGCCTATCAGTATCCGTTCATCTATACAACAAGATGAAAGCCGACCGCGACCGCCTCGAAGAAAACCAAAACATAATGCTACACAACGGCAAAGTAGAAATAACACAAACAGCAACAGGCAACAGCCACCTATCAGCACCAGCAGTAACACTCACACCAACCGAATTCAAGCAAAGTGGCGACACCCTCGCAAAAATAGCAAAACAAGTAGGCATAAAAGCAAGTAGAATATCCATAGCTTCATCAGCCGGAACAACCATGTCGGCAAACATAGTAGCACCCATCATAAAACAACCAATAGCCACCCTACAAGCATTTCACGACACAATAACACAATATGTACCCGACACACTAAAATGCTTCAACTGGACCGACCCATGGCTAACCATAACAGGATGCGTGTCCGACTCACTATTCCAAGGCACAATAACAGCCACCGATACGCTTGATATAATGGTCCACCGAGTGCCAAAACGCTTCCTCTTCTTTCGCTACGGCTGCAAGCAAGTAAGAATGGACATTATATCACGCAACCCCCACACCCGGCTAACGTACGGAAAGTTCTACCAATTCACAAAGTAAATCTTCTTCTTCACGTTTCTTTAGTTTTTAGGTTGTTTCGCTGAGCCATCACGTAAATCGTGGTGGCTCTTTTTATCACGTTTTAGCACAAGATAAACAAAGCTAAACCACTGGTTATAAAGGCTGTAGTACTTGCACGTTCCCACTTATAGTGTTACCTTAGCAGTACAATAAAGAACAAATAAAAACAAAGATTATGAACGAGCAAATTCAAAGAATTCTAAACGAAAACGGAACAAAGACTTCCAAGATACAGAAACTTCTCACCCTTGGACTTACACGCAGACAGGTTGCAGACCTTGTAGCAAATGGAAACTACGGATTTGTGCAGAACGTCTACAAGCGAATGATGCAGGGCTTAACCAACACGGCAGCGCAGACTGCAGCAACCATCGCCCCAGCAATCGACTACACCTTCAACCGCAACTTCGGCATAGAAATAGAAGCCTACAACTGCACACGCGAACGCCTGGCACGCGAGCTTACCGCAGCAGGAATAAACGTACAGGTAGAAGGCTACAACCACACCGACCACACCGACCATTGGAAACTGGTTACAGACAGCAGCCTTCACGGCAACAACACCTTCGAACTTGTAAGCCCAATCCTGCACGGAGAGCAAGGACTCGAGGAACTCGAAAAGGTTTGCTGGGTGCTCGACCTCTGCAACGCCAAAGTAAACGACACCTGCGGACTTCACGTTCACATGGACGCAGCAGAATTCGACCTTTCAACTTGGAAAAACCTCATACTAACCTACAAACGCCTTGAGGGTGTTATCGACAACTTCATGCCACGCAGCAGACGCAACAACCATTATTGCAAAGCACTTACTGCCATAACAGAAAATTCTATCAAGCACGCTCGTAACATTGGCGAACTTCGAGCAGCCTTCTTCCACAACCGCTACCACAAGGTAAACCTCGAAGCCTACGCTCGCCACCGCACAGTAGAGTTCCGCCAGCACGGAGGTTCCACCAACTTCACAAAAATGTCTGCCTGGATACATTTTCTCGCAAAAATGATTACCTTTGCAAAGCAAGGACAGGTGCAGGCAGACACAACCCTTCAGAACATACCCTTCCTTACCGAAAGCGAAAAACTTTACCTAAAGATAAGAACAAAGAAATTAGCAGTATGAGAAAACTAAAGATAGAAACAAGAGATGGTCAGCAAAAGCCGACCATCTCACCAAAAGATCTCTTTGGTACTATTATGAACGAAGCAAAACTACAAAGCCGGCTTCCTCATAATTTAGTCCCCGAACATCACCGAGTAGATGCACCAAAATTCAAAACCTACCACATTAAAGGAGACAACCACAGAATTGTAGCATACAGCCCCGAGGAGTTCCTCCGCCAGCTCCATGCAGGCAGCCGTTTCGACAGTGAGGGCACAGATGCGGAATACATGCAACGCTTCGCCCTCCGCCTTCAGGAACTCGAAGGCTATCTTGTCAGTACCGACAGCCCTGCTGCATTCCTTGCCGATCTTATTTCCCACGGCTTCGTTTCCATAGAACGATAATCACACAGAAGAATACCCATAGAATAATAATCATAGAATAATCACTCACCAGCTCGTTCTTTGTAGCCGTAGCAGTTCTTGTACTGTTACGGCTTTTTTATGCCAAATATTGAGAAAAGACAAGCTTTCTTCGAAAATAATTTGAAAAACGCTTGCATTTATCAAATATTATTTGTACCTTTGCAATGTACAAATAAAGAAGGTGAGACACACCGTAAAAACTGTAAACAACATGACAACTTCTAAAATCAATCTCGGAACTAAGGTCTTCAACAAAAAGAACCAGGAAGGCACAATTACAAAGGTTATCACCAAGTCTACAGGTTATGTAGAGGTAACTTACATCAATGGTCTTGTAAAGAAAGAAATGGCATTCAATCTCACAGACGAGACAGGCAATAGCTTGAAAGCTACACCAAAGGCACAGAAGCGCACAATTACAACGGCAGATAGAATTGAAAGCACAAAGCAGGAACTATTGAGAGTTAATGAGTATCGATATGACAATCTTGTTAAAGTTTATATGTCAGCACTTGACAAAGTTCATACAGAAAATAAGTTCATAGATTCTCTTATAGACACCTTCGCTAAGGCAACTATCGGTATTGCTAAGTTAAGCGAAAAGCAGGCTTACTACCTCGCTAAGTTTGTTGTCGAAAACAATATTTAATCAAAGATAGAAATAATAACCTAAACGCTGCGCTATCGGCATGACGGGCAAATGGTATGACAAATTCAATTCACAGTCCAAAAAATAAGTTCAGAGGTACAATATATCAAGCAGGCATCAGCGGTAGCGGTGATTGTCTTTCTGTCGCTTGTAGTGACTTAAAGACGTTAAAATCATGGCTTGAAGAATTTGCAAAAAGCAAGCCTGCGCACATCGTTATAAGCGAAAATAAGAAAGAGTATCCTCTCTTCGATTGGGTGGAGATAGAGAATTACGAGATAAATAACTAAGAACTATTAGCCCTCGACAGCACGGATAAGTCATTTTTATGTATAAATATCAAAATGGCATTGATAGAGAGATCGCAGAACAAGTTGTGAACAGTGGCAACTGCTGCCGTCAAGGTTTGGTGGAGATAGAAGATGGCAGAGTTTTCTTTACCCATAGAGGCTACAATGACAGAGTAGCCCCACATCTTGAAGTACTAACGTGCAAGAAGACAGGTGCACATTTCAATGTAAATTATAACAACGGTATAGCATACCACACACATTTATAAGGTATGAACAAATATGTAATGCAAAAGAGTAGCACTCGCCCCGATGGGTGGGTGCTGACAGATACGGAGAATAAGGTCGTTATAACATTTGAGGACGGCTTGTTTAATGAGAGTCAGAAAGTGACTCTCTTAGAAGATAGCTCTGCCTCCGCAGAAGAACTCGCTCACATTGTGGGTGCTATGGGAGAGTGGGCAGCTCGTCATCACGGTAGCAAGTGCTTCAATAAGACCTACGGATATGAAGTTAGTGAAGACGAAACGAAGTGTTATATATATCGTCGAAAAGGACCACGGTGGCGACTGGAAATTCAAGAGTCCAAGGTAACGCCTGGAAGTCTTGCAGACTCGTTGCGTAAGGCAGCTGAATTTTTAATTAAAGGTAATAGACATGAGCGATAATAGAGGTGGCGCACGTCCTAACGCTGGGCGTAAATTTTTAGGAAAGGTTCCGCTCAGCTCACGAGTGAGCGAACAAGCCAAAGAGCGGTTAACGAAATTAGCAATAAAAAATGGTGTAACCATTTCCGAGATGCTCGAAGTGGTTATCAATAGTTATCAATTTCGTTAATTCACGAAAATGTTTAGGTATATAACAAAAAAGTTACTTATTTATTTGGTGGTTTATAACTTTTTTGTTACCTTTGCATTGTCATTAAGACAAAGAGTTCTTTTATATAATGAAACTGAGTGAATTAGAACGAAGACTGAGAGATGCTGGATGCATCCTGTCTCGACATGGTAAGAAGCACGACAAATGGATGAACCCTACGACAGGGAAATCCGAGTTCGTGCCACGACATGCAAGCGAGGTCGCCACTGGCACAGCGCAGAAGATCCTTAAAAAGTTAGTTGGGGCTTGACCCCAACAACTTTTAAACATCTTCCTAATTCCTCTTTATTCATTTAATTTAAGGACTCTTTTTCATAGAATCAGTAATTAAAAAGACATATCAATGCAAAAGGTTACGATTATTGTAGAGCAAGCTTCTGATGGAAACTATTGGTGTAGGACTAATGAAGATGTTGCTGGTGTAGGGCTCAATTCATGTGGTGCTACTGTAGAAGAGGCAAAGCAGGACTTAATGGACTGCTATCAGGAGGCAAAAGAGGATTTAGAGGAACAAGGCAAAAGCATGCCAGCCGTTGAGTTTGTTTATAAATACGACTTACAGTCATTCTTCAATTACTTTAGTTTTCTCAATGTTACCGAGATTGCCAAAAGAGCAGGCATCAATCCGTCCTTGATGCGTCAGTATAGTAGCGGTATCAAGAATGCTGGTGAGAAGACCTATGAACGCTTAGCGGCGTGTATGGACGAAATCAAGGCGGAATTACAAGTGGCTTCCTTCTGAGAAGCGCAGTTTTTCATTATATAAAAGACTCGAAGCCTCTGGTGTGTGATACATCAGGGGCTTTTTCTTTTCATTTTTATTGCGTTATTATTCGTTTTTTGTACCTTTGACCCAAAAATATTAACTAAAGATTTTATGAAATTACATCTATTTTTTTTCGTTACATGTTTATCACTATGTGCTTGTGAAAAAGGTAAGACCATGCAACAAGTTACATCGGAAAATCAAAAACGTCAATTCGACTCTATTTATTCCAATTTAGCCAAGGAGTATATAATCGAACGAGATTCTTTTACAAGTGGGATACCGAAAATAATTTATCCCAAAAACAAACCAAATTCTCTTCAGAAAGACTATTTGTGGTCATATTTTGAAATAAATAATGATAAAGCTGAAAAATTCAGATTGGTTATCCAAAACTCAGAAGAAAAGAAGATTGACGGAACTATCATGTTTAAATTCAATATAGATGGTAAAATTGTAGATATTATTATTCAGTCTTATATGGCGCACGAATCTTATAAAGGGAATTATTATGATATACCATCAGCTTATGCTGCCGAGTTTTTAGACTCATTAAAGGTCGGGAGTAAAGTTAAAATGAAGGTTACTAACCTTGAAGAATATACTACGAGAACCATATCCTCTGAAGAAATAAATAATATTATCAAGGCATATCAATATTATCGAGAACTGGGAGGAGAGCTTGACTCTCCTGACGTTCCTACCAACCAAGATAATTAAAATAATTTGCGCCACGCAAAAATAATTGCGTTTTCTTTTGGCGGTTACAAAAAGACTTCTTACCTTTGTAACCGTCAAAACAAAGCGTAGAAATACGCAACAGAAGGGCGAGAAGATATCAAGCCCCGAACTTATTAAACTTCGATGGGCTATTTTTTATGCCCATATTACAGCCTCGCTGTAAAGAAGATATGGCGGATGCCTCCCAGTGAAATTGCCCTTCGGTGCGAAATCGCTTTGTTTTGACGAACGGGAAGAGCATCCGCTTTTTTCGTATCCGTACCCAGCGGTTCTGGGAAATGTCAAAACAAAGCGTATTATGCAACAAGTAATCGAATTCGAGAGCTCTGCAAAGGAACAGCAGCCTATCGACGTACGTGCTACGATACAGCGCAAAATCAAGTCTATTAATCTTTGGCTCGACGCTAAAAGCGAGTTCTACAGTCGTATCTGCGAGTTTACGGTAACTCGTCGTTTGGCACTTCGCATCAATCTTGTAACTTTGTGCATGGGCTTCACTGCAGTATGTGTGGAACAACACCCCACAACCGCACTAATATCTGTATTATGTGCAGGTTATCTTGTTCATCGTGTAAACAAGTCAGATAAGAAAGGAGGTAAAAAATGAAGATTTTACAAGACCCTTCTGTCTACGGGTTCAAGGCTGAGACTGGGCTTTTTATCCCGATGGGAGAATTTTCTTTACTCCCGGGACTACTGAAATCCATACGAACAAAAGTAGAACGAAATATCAATAAAGCGTCGCATATGTATCGGCATTACAAGGATATTCATGATTCCGGAGAAGCCACATCACGGCAATGTTCACTGATGGATAAGTGGGGAAATAATTTGGAGGAACTCGAAAGGATTATCAATACATTGACAGAATTTCAATCTTTTTTAGACAAGAAAGGAGGCAAAGCATGAATCGTCCAATGAATCAAACCCTAACATACATCAGCCAAGACACCATTGCAGCCCTTAACGAAATGGTGGGCGGTGGATTTTTCCTCGGATATCTTGCCACATTGGAAGATATAGAGAACAAGATTTTCTCCGACTGCAACGGCACCTTTGTCGAAGCAACAGGAGAACCACGTCCAGGCACGTTCAAAATGCTGCAAAGTATCCGTGCCCTAAAAAACGATTTGCAAACACTCAATGCCCTCTGCCCTGAAAGCCCAGAGGAAGTAGATGGACTGAATTTTTAATTTAAATTTTTCAATATATGAGCAATAAAGAAAATAACACCGAACAACCAATAACCGACATCAGTATCTATATAGCTGCATTGCAGAAGACTTACGCCCCTGCCCCAACGCCAGCCGATGCCACCCATTTCTTTTCCACTGCCGAAGTGGTAGATGCCATCAGGGAAATCGATCCATCGGCAAAAGTTGCGCCAACAGAGGTGTTCTCTGCTCTCCGCAATGCAGGTTTCGATTTCTGCAATCGCCGTGGCTCGCAGGGACTGGAATTCAAATGGTTATTCCGTGAACGATAATTTCTACCATGACATTCATTTATTGGATGTTTATTTGTCGGGACATTTTGTCGTGAGACGAGGTGTCCTTTACAAATAAAGTAGAAGTTTCTAATTTTGCCATTGACAAATAAACATAAGGAAATGAATGAGAAAGGTATCAAACATGCATCACTTTTCAGTGGTATTGGAGCACCCGAGCTCGCAGCCTATTGGTTAGGTTGGCAAAATGTCTTTCATTGCGAGATCAGTGAGTTCTGCAAAACTATTCTTAATTATTGGTATCCAAATTCTATCGGTTATGAAAACATCAAAACAACAGATTTTAAAAAATGGCAAGGGGAAATCGACGTACTTACAGGCGGATTCCCCTGTCAGCCTTTCAGTTCAGCTGGACAGCGACTTGGAGCGAACGATGACCGCTACCTCTGGCCAGAGATGCTACGAGCTATCAGGGAAATACAGCCCTCTTTCGTCATTGGTGAAAATGTTGCTGGAATCCTCACAATGGTACAGCCCACTGAGGCGGTTAAAGTGGGTTGCACGCCCTCTTTATTTGAAGAGAACGACAATATATATAGAAAAGAACAGCAGTTCGTTGTCGAAACCGTTTGTACAGATCTTGAACGTGAAGGATATTCCGTGCAGCCGTTTGTTATTCCGGCTTGTTCCGTCGGTGCGCCCCATCAAAGAGATCGGGTGTGGTTCATTGCCCAAAGAAATGCTTCCAACTCCTATAACGCAAGGACTAAAGGTATGCAAGAACGGAAAGCAGAAGTTCTATTCTCTAGAGTTACTACCGACTCCGCTTGCAGTAGAGATACAGCGCAGCAAACGTATCAAAGAATTGAAAGAGAAGGGAGGTCGAACAATGGGCAGCAGAAAGAATGGCGAGCGACGTCCGAGCGGACTGATGGATTATATCAACTTTCATGGGATTCTACCGACACCTTGTGCGCAGGATTTCAAGAAACGAGGCGAGAACTCAAAGCAGAAAGGATTGCCAGATATATTCAGCAAGATGGATTGGTTGCTAACTCCGACGGCAAGCGATGGCAGGAGGTCTATGATGACAATGGACAATCTGAAGGCGCACAGAAAGCCGAACGCGGAACAGAGCAATTTAGCGGAACAAATCGCCCACAAGATTGGTGGAGGGACTTCCCAACTGTCTCCCCTGTTTGTATCGGAAATGATGGGCTTCCCTTTGATGTATCTCGTCTTACCATTTCTTTTGTCCGATGGAGGCAAGAAGCAATAAAAGCCCTCGGCAACTCTATGGTTCCTCAAGTAGTATATGAATTATTCAAAGCCATAGAAAGTCAAATACTCAAAGATTGATTTGCAACTTTCAGTTATAAGTTTTACATTTGTATTAAAATAAATATTTTGATTATGGTAATGTTAGAAATATTCTTTTTTTTAATATCGCTTATTCTGATGCCGTTCTTAACATACGGTGAGCCATGGTCTGTAAAGTTGTTCTATTTAGGACTGTGCATGTTCTTAACCCCAATAATAGGTATACCACTATACAGGCATTTCATTAAATAGAAAAATCCTTGTCCTTTAATTTATAACTGTCTGTTACTATATTTGCAATATAAATAGCAAGTATGGTAACAGACAGTCTCGTTCGTAAAAAGTTCGTTCACGAAACCCTGCAGAAGGGTCTCTTGAAAATTTATGCCACACAGGAATCTGTAGTGCGTAGTAATTATCAACTACGCTCAAGAAGGCTTATCACACTGCTTTCAAAGCATTCTTTTGAGAGCAGCATCACCAGCGACTCTCATACAATATTTGTCCGCATTCTTCCTTACCTCCGCTTTCTCGACATGGCGTATCGCAGACGCGACCGTATTTCCAAGTTCAAACGACGCAACCTCGCTCTTTACAACCGTGTGGTGTGGGGTGTGCTCTATCATGAAACATTCCCACAGCTTCGCTATGGCTTCACCGATGAAGTAAGAAAGACCATTCACGACCAATTAGATAAATCATTTAACCCATAAATAGTATGGCAAACAAGCATCTATCAGAAGACCAAATTCAATATACTGTTGATGTCAAGACTTCAAAGGCACAACAGGAAATCCATAAACTCGAAGTTCAGTCAGCGTCCCTCAGAAATGAGAACAAGCAGCGACTGCAGCAAATGATAAAACTTGAAGCATCGGGAAAGAAAGAAACCGAGCAGTACAAAAACCTTGCTGCTTCCTACAAGGATACTGGTAGACAGATTCGTGAGTTGAGTTCTCGTATTCAGGAGCAAACACGCTCGCTGGATATAAATGCAATGACAATGTCTCAGTTGAAGAAACAGTCTAAGTATTTACAGAAAGAACTGGACAATGTCTCTAAGGCTCTAAATCCACAGCAATACTCTGCTCTGGAAAAAAATATTCAGACCGTAAATGCCCGAATATCAGAATTAAAACAAAATGCAAAAAATTTCAAAGAGCTTCTTGCTTCTGATGATTATAACAATTTCTTTTTAGGACAATTGGGCATAAAAACGTTAGAGTTAGTCGCCCGAGTAGGAAAGTCGATAGCTGGGGAATTCTCAGAAACAATAGATAAGAGTGTAGAGTTGGCAGAATCAGCTGATGGTGTAGTTCACGCTTTTGAAAAGATAGGTACGGAGGATTATCTTCAAACTCTCCGCGATGCGACCAAAGGCACGGTGTCTGATATAGAATTGATGAAGGCTGCCGTAAAGGCAAAAGACTTCCGCATTCCCCTCGAAGACCTCGGCAAGTATCTTTCTTTTGCTCAATTGAAAGCACAACAGACAGGACAGTCGCTCGATTACATGGTAGATTCCATCGTTACAGGTCTTGGCCGTCAGTCGCCACAGATACTTGATAACCTCGGACTTTCTGCATCAGAAATATCTGAAAAGACGAAAGAAACAGGAGACTTCATGAAAGGTGTTGCCTCTATCGTAGAAAAGAATCTTGCAGAAGCAGGCGAGACTTATATCTCTGCTGCCGACCGTGCTGCTCAGCGCACCATCGAACTTGAAAATGCACAGTTAGCACTTGGTAAGGCATTGCTGCCCATCAAGGAAGAATTTACAGATATTTATGGTCAGATACAAGTAGGAGCCATTAAAGCTATCAAATACCTCGTTGAACATCGCAACACGCTTGTTCTGCTTACGAAAGCTGTTGTCCTGCTTACTGCTACTTATACTGCCTATGTCGCAGGGCAGAAACTTTCTTATCTGTGGAGCCTGCGTGCCGTCGCTGTCAGTAAGATCAAGGCTGCTGCAGCCGCTGTTGAGAATACTATGTTACAGTTATCTGTATTACGTCACGCAGTTCTCAACAAGACAATGAAGACTTCTATTGCTTTGCAAAAAGCCTTCAATATCGTTCTTAAACTTAGTCCTTGGGGAGTTATCCTTGGGGCTATAACACTCGTTGTTGGTGCGTTACTGATGTTTAATAAGCGTGCCGACGCTGCCACCATAGCACAAAAGAAACTCAACGATATTCAGTCAGAAGCCAGTCGTAAGGTGGAGGAGGAACGTATTAAGATAGAGATGCTCACTAAGCGCATTCACGATAATTCTCTCTCACTTGCCGAACGACAGGGTGCGATTGAAGCATTACAAAAGATTGTACCTGACTATACAGCAAAGCTGTCGCATGAAGGAAAGGTTTATGATGAGAACACGCAGGCTCTCACACGCTATCTGAACGCTTTAAAGGAAAAGGCTTTACTTGAAGGTGCACAGAATGCTCTAAAAGAATTAGGAGAAAAGAAAGCTAAACTAATCATACAGCTGCGACAACAAGAGCAACAGCTCAAAGATATGAAGAAAGAGCAGGCGCAATTTCAGCAACAGAATGCAGGACGACCTCAGACAACGGGAGGTGCATACGCTCCTACATATGTCGGTGCTTCCATGGGATACTCTGGGGAGGTTGGGACGTTATCAAGACAACTTCAAAAAACGAAAGACGAGATCAAAGTGGTTGACGCTTCTATGAATGCAATTGGTAAAGAGTTCGGTAAGAAGATGTTTAGTTCCAGTGGTGGAAGTAATGGCGGCTCTGGTGCAAAGAAAGGAACAATAGGTACTGAACTGGATGCTATTGATGCCAAAATAGAGGCTTTGAAACGAAAGCGACTGACGATAAAGGTTGGCGACACGAAAGGGCTAAAAGCTATTGATGCGCAGATTGCCAGTCTTGAAGCAAGGAAGGAGCAACTGGAATACAGTAAACCAACTAAGAAGAAGAAGAAAAAAAAGAAAGTAAAAAAAGGTAAAGATCCTGATGAGATAACGAAGAAAAACTTCTCATCTGCAAGAAGGAATGAGGTGGATAATGCAAATACAGCTTATCAAAAAGATTTAAATAACCTCAATATGATGCTTACTCAGAAGAAGATTTCGCAGGAACAGTATGATATTACAGTCACTACTTTAAAAACGCAGCATGCTTCAAATCTGCTTCTGATTGAAAAGAACTACTACGATAAGTCACAGAGCCTTGGCTTCAAGGATGCTACTAAGAAAAAAGAACTTATTAGTTCGCAAGAGAAGAATGTTACACAAGCTGAACAGGGATTAGCCGAGAGCCGTATCGCTGCAGAAGAGAAGTATCAGGAATTAATGAATAAGATAGCCGAGCAAGGGGCAGTGAAACAAACGCTGACCCTGCAGGAAGAACGAGATGTAGAACTTGACTTTCTGAACGGATATTACCAAGCAGCTCTCCAGTTGGCTAAACAAAATGGAAAGGATACCAATAATGTAGAAACTGCTTATCAAACTGCACGGCAGAATATTCTTAAAGAATATGCGGATAAAGAGTTTGCAAAGGTAAAAGAACTTGAGCAGCAAAAGGCACAAGCACGACAGGAGTATGGGCTTGACACATTCGAAGACCAGTATGCAGCACGTCGTAAAAAGATAGAGAATGACACCCTACTCAATGAGCAGGAACGTCAGCAGGCTCTTACCCTTCTTGATCAGCAGGCAGAAGAACACCGCCTTCAGATACGTCAGCAGTATGGTCTTGTCTCACAGCAGGAACTTTATAATGCAGAATTGGAACAGCTGAAGATGCACCTTCAGAACAAAGAGATATCTGAAGAAGAGTATGAAGAGGCAGTGAAGAATATGAAGATCGCCAAGATGAAGGAGGCGTTCGACTACTACTCAAACCTCTCCAGCGGGGCTGTTCAGGCACTACAGCAAGCAGAAGAAGCAAACGTCGATGCGAAGTATGATGCGGAGATTGAAGCTGCAAAGAAAGCAGGCAAAGATACCACAGAACTTGAAAAGAAGAAAGCGGATGAAAAACTAAAGATACAAAAGAAGTATGCTGATGTTAATTTCGCAATCAAAGCCTCTCAGATTATAGCTGACACCGCAACCTCAATTATGAAGGCTTATGCAGACCTTGGTCCAATCGCTGGCTCTATCGCTGCTGCCTTGATGGGTGTGACTGGCGTTGCACAGCTCGCTGCAGCCAATGCAGAACGTCAGAAAGTAAAACGTATGTCGCTCAATGGTGCCGGAGGTGCATCTTCAGCTTCAGGAACTCGTGTCGTTACAGGTCTCGAAAGTGGTGGAAGCATTGATGTCGAACGTGAGCAGGACGGCAAACGCTTCCATGCTGACTACGACCCTTATCGCCGTGGTTTCATAGATAAGCCAACGGTTATTGTTGGCGAGGGAGGATATGGACGTAGCCGTGAATGGGTAGCTTCCAACGCTGCTGTAGAGAACCCGACAGTGGCTCCGTTCCTGAATATTATCGACCAAGCACAACGTGCAGGTAATATCCGCACATTGGATATGAATAAGTTTCTCTTGCACCAGGCGCAAGGACGTGCTGCAGGTGGATATATCACTCCATCTGCACCAACATCACAACCAATGCCTACAGTAATTAACCATAGAGATGAATATAATAAGGAGTTATTGGAGACATTGAAAGAACTCCGCAATAATGGCATTCGCTCTTATGTTGCGCTCGATGATTTTGATGCGCAACAGAAACTTCGTAATCAAGTACGACGCATTGCGTCAAAATAAATCCATGCAGATATGAAAATAACAAATCTTTCTATGGGCGAAGACTACAATCTTTCGCCCGATACAAAAATAGAAGTAGAACGCACGAATCCATTCTTCAATGATTATGGCGAGAGTACCGTTCCGCTTGATTTGCCGACCTCGCCACGTAATCGCAGAATGCTTGCGTTTCCTGAAACATTTGGAGGTATGCAGAAAATACGTCCAATTGATGTTACTATACAAGATGGTGAGTTCTTTTCTCAATGTCGGCAGGTGGTGCTAAATGCGACACATAAAGGAAAAATATCTACATCGTTTTATCTTAACGATGGATCTTTCTATTCTAAGATAAAAGATGTAAAGCTAAAGGATATTTTCAAAGATGAATGCGTTCCTGGAGTGTCTACAGTACAGCAAGCTATAGCGTTTTGCCGTGGCTTGCGCAATAATAAGGACGATAAGTTCTCTATCTTTCCTTTATTGGTAGAGGACGACTCGGGGCAATCTACAGGTTTTAATTATAAAATTCTCAACGCTTTTGGTAAAGACGAGACAATTGAGAAAGTCATCGAACATATTCCTGGTATACCAACAGCATTGGAAATACCTATAGTGAATGTTTTTAACCCCGATATGACTACACCAGACTCTGACTTCTACAATGCTACAAAGAGAATAGAATATGTAGAAAACGTTTCTATAAGTCTGAATGAAGGCTATTATATCACGCCATTCATTCGTGCCAACTATCTTCTTCAGCGAGTATTTGCCTATTTCGGCTACAAGTTGTTGCCAAACTTCTTTACTGAAACTGATCCATTCGATAAGATGGTGGTACTTAACAATGTTATGGATACCATTGTAAAGGGTAAGATACGTCTTGCCGATCTTGTTCCTAATATAACTTGCTCGGAGTTTATTGCTGCGTTTCGCAAGAAGTTTTGTTGCGAGTTCACGGCTAACGAAGGTAAAGGTACTGCTGATGTTATTTTCTTGCGTGATGTTATGGCAAGCACGCCAACAACCGATCTTACCCATAATATGACAGAAGAACCTACCATTGCATACAAAACAGAAAAGGATTACCAGCGCATAACGCTTGCTCCAGAGAATAAACTTGGAAGCGAAGCAGCAGAATCATACGAAGACTTTAACAATATGGCTAAATCGAACCCTGCTGCGTATTTCGACCAGAGAGATGGTGCTTTCTACAAGATTGGTTTTTCAGGAGACTTCCGCTTAATTACAAAGATAGGCGAAGGGTCGCAAGATTACAACACTGGAGAACAATTGGAACCAAAAGAGGTGAAAGTTCCTGAACTTATACCAGAGTTTAGGGCTTTGCAATATAAGGTTGATTTTAAAGATCTAAAGAAAGATTACGATATAGGGCACTACCTATTCGTGGGTAAATATAAATCTCTTAACTCGAAAATGGTTATTGCTGGAGACGATAAAGATAGCGACACAGAACATGCTGATAAGGAGAAGACGATGTTAGCCTTTTCGGCTTTTGTTAATGGTCGTACAGTGGGAACTATTTCTCCATACGACATATCGTCTCCCGATTGGAAGAAGGCAAACAAATTGTTCGACTACGCTCTATATTACAATGGAGATGAAGGTGTGTTTGCACGCTTTTATAAGGATTACGATTTGTTGTTGCGTAATTCTTTGCACGACCTGAAGGTGAAACTCTTGCTTTCTCAGTCGCAGAAACAGAATCTCCCTGCATATAGTAAGGTTCTTATTAGAGGTGTAGCTTTTTTCTTTAACAAGCTAAAGTTTGTTTTAGGTGGCAAAGACGAACCTATGGAGTCTGAATTGAAGACGATATCGCTCATGGAGCCCGTCGTTGTAGCTCCCAGTATTGATAGCTTCTTTCCTGCCATGAACACAAAATACAAATGGGTAGGTAGGTCGCGTATCGTAGAAGTTTCAGGGTCGGTTTACGATAATTCAGGTCCTGATAAAGATAGGGCTTTTATTACAATGTATCCACCTATGGCTTCTAAAGAGTACTTAGGCGTGGAATTTATGAAACAGAGTTCTTATCGTTCGCAAAAGGTACGCCATAAGTCGTTTTGGCGTAGTGCTAAATACAAGTACTCTCGTACAGACGTATGGCTGGAATGTGTGGAAAAGGACGCTACTGACGTTTGGTAAGTTGTCCTTTACCACTATGTGATGTTTTGTTACTTTTGCGATAAATATATTGCTTACTATGGATATAATTATAAAGCCCGACAATATAAGCCTTGTAGGCTCAATGAAGAGAATAGTTCTCTCCAGCGAGCAAGAGGTAATATTTATTTTAAGCTACGCTGAAAACAATGCACCGATAGTGCAGCACACTTATACTCCAGACTCTCACAACAGAATTGAGATTAACCTTGAAGATGTTATAGCACCATTACTATATTTCGAGCTTCAGGATATTGAGAGCGCATACTTGCAGAACCATATTGCACGCGAATTTAAGGTTACAATACGATATGAAGGAGAAAAGACAAAGGCATTTACCTTTACGGCTATCCGTGCAGGAGTGGACCGATTGGCTGATTCAGCGGAGAACTTCCTGAGAGGCAACTTCCTTACGTGGCAACCCACCGTGAAGCCTGTTACCTACAATACTCCCGAGTTCCTTACTTACTATGCGCTGACAGAAGGCTTCGTTAAGTGCGTGGGTTATTATGAGGGGCGTCTTATGGGTGCTGTAAAAGGCGATGTTAAAGTCTTAGCAAACTTACAGAAAGACAAAGCGCAGACAATACCTGTGCAATATGCCATTATGGCGAAGCTCTTCGGCTTTCTCCCACAATATTACGATGTTTGGGTAGAGGATACCGAAGGCAAGCGTCTGACGTATATTCAACGCTACTATGCTTCGGATATCAGGAGCGAGGAGGAACAGTGGATCCTCTTCGAGAACTCACTCGGTGGCATCGACACCTTTCGTGCGTATGGCAACACAACGTTTACGGCAAAGCACACGCATAACATTGCCGAGATTGAAAACGACGCAGAAGAATATCGCGTTGATACTACTCGAGAATATAAGAAGAATACTGGTCATCTCAATAAGGAGGAACGCCGATGGCTGCTCGACTTCTTCCCCTCTCTCGGGAAATATGTATATATCGACAACTATGTGCGCAGGATAGTGGTTACCGACAGCGAGGCTTCGTATGAAGCAAAGGAGCTGCCGTCTAACTTCGACTTTACATTTAAGTATGCCGACGCACGTCCGTATCTCAATCTTCGTAGAAGTGCAGTACCGGCAAAGATGATGGATATAAAAGTACCCGAGTTGGGGTCTTTTACCATCGCCCCACGCTTGGTTGAGTTCCAAAGACTCAATCTGAGTGGTGGGGCTCTCTTCCCTGTTCAGAATCCGTATGCCGACGAGTGGAACGTTACCACGATAGCAGCCATCATCGACTTTATCGTCGAAGTGCTCGAGAAAAGCTACTCGGCAAACGGAGGCGTAGGTCATACACATACGAACTACTCGTTACTGCAAAGTCTTTCGTTCCTGAATGGCTATCTGCTTGAGAATGGAAACAAGATAAAGGCTGGCTACGCTGATAAAGCACGTGATTTAGAAAATCCAGTAGACGATCGTTTCCTTTCGAAGCTAAAAGCCGACACGGCGCAGGAATTAATAACGTTCTTAAAGGGTATTACGTTTGGAGACAGTCTTCAAACTATAGGCTTTGCACAAGGACTGAATGGTTTCAAAGTATGGTTGGATAGCTATGGCAGGGCGCACGGACAGATTGACTATCTCGAAGTGATTGGCAAGGCTATATTCCGTTCGCTACAGATTGATGAGTATAAGCACATCGGGGGCAACATTGTGCTGTCGGGTGCGAATGCCATTATTGAAAAGGTGGTACCTGTTAGTGGTGGCTGGAAATGTTACCTCCATACGGACGATGGCGAAAAGGCTATTACGAACGATTGGGAGCCTGGCGACCAAGCACTATGCCAGACTTTCAACATCAAAGCTGGGGTTTACGAGAATGTAAGCAACCGTTACTACTGGCGTTGTGTGTCGGCTGTGGCACAGAAGTCGGCTACCGAAAAGGCGTATATCGTTATTACTGCCGATGACGCTTACCGGGATAAAAGCACAGAGAACGATGCTCCAATGGCTGGCGACAACATTGTGCTTTGTGGGCATAACTCGCTGTGGGACGTTGCTAACGGCATTGACCCTACGCTGAACCGCAACAGAATGAATGTTACGATGATTACCACCTCGAAGGAGGAGGGTGGAACTATCGAGGTGTATCGCAACATTCACGACTTTTCGCTCTCTAAAGGCAACGCCATATTCCACCTTTCCAGCGACAAGATTTATATGAACAGCCAACGCTTCGAATGGATAAGTGCAGATGGCGAGCGCATTCCTAACGTGATTTATCGTGGCGACTGGACACCCGGCACGGTGGCTGCCCGATACGAAGCGTGGTATTATGGCGGTGGCACGTGGCTTTCGATAGAAGATAATAATACTGACGAACCCACCGAACAGTCGCCTAAGTGGAAGCATTACGCTACCAAAGGCGAAGACGGCACATCGCCCTACACGGTGCAAATTATGTCGGAGAGTGGCGGCAACATTATACACAATGGGCAGGGGCAAATTGCCCTTGTGGCTACCGTGCTGCACGGCGAGCAGGACATTACAAGCTCGCTTCTGCCGAACCAATTCTCGTGGGTGATACAATCAGGCAATACCGACTTCGATACGGCTTGGAACGCCCGACACGAGGCAATTGGCAACCGAACCACCATTAGTGCCGAAGAGGTGAACCTTAAGGCACAGATTGATTGTATAGTAAACATTGAAAGATAAATATATTCACAATAAAAAAGAAGTAAAATGGCAACAGTAAAAGCAAGAGGTCAGGTAACGATAGTAGACCTTAACGACGCAAAGCAGGTGCAGCTACTTATGGATATTAAGTATCCTGTGCAGATGTATAACCCCGACACAAAGGTTTTCACGCCCAACTTTGGCAGCGACAACAACGTGGTTACTCCAAAGGTTTACGTTACGGGCAACGGCACAAACCTTGTGAGCAGACTTACCGCACTGATATACAAAGTTGGTGGAACGTTGGTGAATGCCGGGCAGACCAGCGGACAATACTCTGCGGCTGCCATATCGGCAGGTGGTGCCCTTACCATAAAGGGTAACATTACGGACAACTCGCTACCCATAAAAATAGCGGCTGTTTACCACGACGACGAAACGGGGCAAGACACCACGCTCGAGGCGCAAGGCTTCGTTGCCAAAACTGCCAACGCTGGTGCGCTGTTCCAAGTGGTGCTAACCCAATCGAAAGGTAACAGCTTCGACGCAAGCAACAACGTTAATACGCTTACGGCAGAAGCCAAATGTTTTCGTGGTGGAGTGCAAGACATTGACGGCATTACCTTCCGCTGGTACTCGCTGAACATTAAAACCCAAACGTGGGAGCTGCTCTCACAGGGCATACAAACGGTAAGCGGAATATCTATCCTAACGGTTAAGCCAAGCGACGTGCTGAACGTGCAAACCTTCAAGTGTGAGGCACAAGACGGCACCGAAAAGTCGGAAGCAATCGTAACCTTCGAGGACCGCACCGACCCCTATTCGGTAGAAATATTCTCGCCCACAGGTTTGCAGATAAAGAACGGACAAGGCTCAACCACGCTTTGCGCCCGAGTGTATCGTGGCACAGAAAAGATTGAGGACGAAGCCACCGCTACAAAGAAGTTCACCTACACGTGGACCAAGTTCGACAAGAACGGCACAAAATCGAACTTTGCTGGCACAACTTCGGCACAGAAAACAGGCAATCCGCTCATTGTGTCTGCCACCGATATAGACTCAAAAGCAACGTTCTATTGCGAGGTGAGTATATAAGCACGAATTTACATCTATGGATATACAAGCGTAGATCCATAGATCTACAACGGTAGATCCATAGATATACATTTTTATATTAACTCTTTAAATTTCACAACTATGACGAAATGTCTGAATTTTACAATTAGAGAACAGAAAATGAGTGTAGGTCCAAAGAAAGGGCAAAAGGTGTACATAGCACGCCCCACCGACCGACAACGAGTAAGCCACCGCCAATTCTGCGAAGAAGTAGCACACGCCACCACCTTTACAGGTGCCGAAGTGGAAGCCGTGTTGCGCCTGGCAGCCGAAATGGCGAAGAAGCACGTAGAGAGCGGAGAAAGCGTAGACTTTGGCGACATTGGCACACTATCGCCATCGTTCAAGTCGAAAGCCGTAGACCACATAGAAGACTTCAACGCCACTCGCGACATAAAGAAGCCTATGGTGAAGCTACGTCCATCGGTTCGATACTTCACACTCGAGGGCGTAACCTACGAGCGAGTAGAACCAAAAGCAAAGAAACCCGCTGGCAGCAAACCTGCTGGTGGTGGCACTCAACCTCACCCATAAACACACTCTCTAAACAGGGAGGGCAATTCGGTCCTCCCTACATCTAAAAAACTTATATAACCGATGATAATAGCACGAACATACATCACAATAATCAACGTTTCGGACGGTCCAAAGGGCGACACAGGCGACAACGCCCTAACATTGGTATGCACCCCTGCCAGCCTAACGTTTGAGACAAACCGAGATGGCGAAATAGAAAACACCACGCAGCGCAAAGTGCAAGTAGTGCTATACGAGGGGCAAACAGCCGTAACCCCCACATCAACAACCGTAACGCCCTACAACTGCTACGCCCGACTGGTGGAGCAAAACATCGTGGTAGATGGCATAAGTCCCAACCAGTGGAGCGGACACATAGCCATAACCGCCACCTACAAGGGGCAAACTCGCACGGCAAGAGTAGAATTTGTAGTGAGTGCGCAAAAGTGGAACGAGGCAAAGTTTGAAGCCAATCAGAAGCAGTTCCAAAGCATAATAGCGCAGAACCAAGCCGACAAACAAGGCTTGGAGCAGAAAATATCTACCATAAAGCAAACAGCCGACAACATACAGCTGGAGGTACGCCAACAAACCTTCAGCGGAGTAAACCTACTGAAAGGAGCAAGTCTGCGCCCACTCAACCTGCTAAGTCTGCAACGTGCGCAATACGTAACCATCGTAAAGTATCCCAGCGTTGCCCACTTCGATAATCCCTACCTATCCATATCACGCCACGGAGCCACACAAGACGAATGGAACGGCTGCAAATTCCCCGTGATAAAAGCAATGGGTGGACGCACTTACACGCTGTCAATGTTTGTGCGAATATACGGCAGCGACCAACCCTACATAGAAATAAAGCGCAGCCGCTCTAAGGATATGAGCGCACCTAAGACGAGCTATCCCAACATTCCATCAAGTTATGGAGTGTGGAAGCAATACACCCACACCTTCGATATAGAAGAGGGCTACAACTACCTTCAAATATTCATAGGCTGCACACGCAATGGCGAAGCCTATATATCCGAAATACAACTCGAAGAAGGCACAAAAGCCACAACGTGGAAAGACCCCGATGTAGAAGAAAGCCTACAAGCAGCAGGCATCTACATCAATGGAAACGATATGAGCATAAACGCCCGTGCCAAACACTTCAACTATATAGACCAACAAGGCAACATCGTAGCCTCGGTAGACGAAACAGGGGCAATTGATGGCTTAAAATTTCGCACACGCAATCTTGGTGCAGGCTACATAGACCTTACAGGAGCAATGATGCAAGTGTTTGGAGCAGTGGCTCGCAACATAACATTTGGTTTAGACGAAAAGGGGCAAGCTGCACTAAAGTTCTACAACAATGCAGGACGAAACACCCTAACCATATCGCCCGATGGAACAAAAGCAGCAAACCTGCGCATTGCAAACTTCTCTTCGCTAGAAGTATGCTACATAGGCGGAATGCAAGTAGCCGGCTATCCAGCCGAACACAGAATATTCGACCCATTCTTCACCGATAGAAAACCCATCGGAACATCGGTATATATGTACAGTGCAGCACAAATAGACAGCATATACATAGCCGATGGCGACTGGACACAAGAACAAGTGAAAGCCAACAACGGCAGATACTTTCAACGAGATATGGCAGTAGCCAGCAACTACCCCGTAAATGGCGTATATGCAGCCTGCCAACAACAAGTAACACTACGCGACAATGGCAGAATACGCCCCGATGGAGGCGCAACAGACGTAGCCAAAGAGTGGAGCATTATAACCATATATATATTCAGAGATGGGCGCATATCAACCACCCAACTCCGTAGAGGAAGAAATCTTTAAACATTATACGCTTTATGAACATTCAAACAAAAATTTTAAGCAAACAAGAGTTAGTAACCTGCGAAGTAGTCATAGATGGCTACCTACACACAGTGTCTTACCAAGCCGACACCACAAACACAATAGCCAAAGTGCTACAATTCACCGACAGAGTAGCACTTATAACACAAGGCGAATCCCCATCGTACGTGTTAGACCCGCACCGTCAAGCAACATACACCCACAACACAGAGCACTTCTCTGGCGGACAGTGGGAAACCCTACCCGACGATGGCGGACAAACAGCCTACAAAGGCGTATTAGCCATCTTCAATATGATAGAACAAGGAAAAATGGGAGTGAAATGATATGGATCTTAATTTAAAATTAGAACGTAAATGGAAAAAGGAAAGATACACCATAGGTAACCTATATGTCAATGGAGTGTTTTTCTCGAACGTCCTCGAAGATACCGTAAGGGGGTTGCGCCAGGACATGACACCTGAAGAAATACAGAAAATAAAGATTCATGGCCAGACGGCTATTCCTTCAGGTCGTTATGAAATACGTGTGACATTATCTGCTCGATTTCGAAGACAACTACCAATCCTTTTGAATGTACCTGGTTATGCAGGTGTACGCATTCATCCTGGTAACAACGATGCTAATACAGAAGGATGTCTTCTGCCTGGTAAAAACGACCGAGTAGGACAAGTGTCAAACTCAAGAGCCACAATGGCAGCCTTGCAAAAACAAATAGAAGAAGCTATATATCAAAATAGCAAAGTTTACATCGAAATAGTAGATTGACACCTTGTATATATATAAAGGTGTAGGATAGATGGAATGTAGGAAGGCAAGATAAGCAATCCTACATTCTTTATTTATAAATAAATGGCAACCATCTTCCTGAACTCACGAAAATGGTCGTAACAATATTAAAGAACTCCATGATATTTCAGTAGCAAGGCATTCGCATCTTTAATATCCTTCGGCGTATATCTGTCCGTAATGAGAATAGAAGAGTGGCGTGCCTGGTCGCGCACAGTCAGAACATCAGTGTTAGCCTTCAGCATATTCGTTATACCAGTATCTTTAAGCGAATAGAACTTGTATCGGTCAGAGAACTTAAGATGTTTACGCAAGTGTAGATGCCAATAATCCCTGAATGTCTTCTCGCTTCGCCTATTCGTGCCAGGCATAAACCCATCGCTAAAAAGATAATAATTACTTGGAAAAGCAAATATGTTCAAATCTATCATCAAACGCAGAACATGGTCGGGAAGTGTAAGCGTAGCATCGTTGTGGTTCTTGGTATGAGATCCGTGCAGCGTTAAAGTCTTATTCTTAATAGAGAAATCACCAACCTTTAAGAAACTCATCTCTTTCGGTCGTACAAATAGATAATGTAAGATGTAACAAGCCAATAAGAAATATTTGTTATGTTCCTCCAACCATTCCTTAATATCCGTCATAACCTTATCAGGTATCACGTCTCTGTTCTTTAGTTGACTATTCCGTTGAGTAGATGACATTCCTTCAGTAGGATTATTAGGTACGTATCCTCGTTCTACAAGATACTTACAAAACACCTTCAGCCAAGTAAGATAATTATTTCGTGTCCGAATAGTATTATTCCTATCTATAAATATGTAGTCAAGAAATTGTCCGACAATATTCTTATTAAACTGATAAGAATAGAACAGATTTACCTTCTCTTCCTCTTTCCATTTCCTCAATACCCGAAGCCTGCTAAGATACGACGAAACGCTATCCTCGCGCATACCCCGTTCTTTATATAGCTTCATTAAGTAGTCCTGGTACTTATCGCAAACGTCATCAAACTTCGTGTATTCCAAAGGCTGCATGGTTTCTATCCACGGATTCCAGCCTTGCATCAATTTTTCAATAAGTCTTTTTTTTAAAGCTTCGCCATACACACGTTGCTCACGTTTGCCTTTAATTCTCCCCAACATAAACTTCTTCGTATGAAGCTTTCCTATTGTCGGGTCGAAAGCAGACACAGCAACATAACACTCTGAAACCTGATGAAAAGTAGGCGTTTTCCATGCAACTATCTCTTCTATAGTTGCCTTCTGTTTTTGAGAAACAAAATTTTTTTTAGACAT